CCTTTGTGCTTTGGTTGCGCCTATGTTCATTCTCTCCTTGATGTCCCGTGCCATGTCCGGGTATGATTTACCCTGTATAAGCCCCCGTGTTATTTGTTCCCGTAGCTGACGGTTAAGCAGTTTGGCGTTCTCCCTCGTTCGTGCAGGCCAGCCGATACGGTCTAGCGGGTTTTGTACCGCCCTCTCAATGGTTTTCTCGTTAAGTAGTCCAAACCCCAGTTTTGCCGATACTTCCTTTTCCATGGCAAAGGCAGTGCGATAATACTGCTCCTGGTAAGTATCTTTCAGGGCTTTGGTTGTAGTTCTAACTTCCTTGCCGGTGAGCTTGGATATAATCCCGGCAATTTCTTTTTCAAGGTTTCTAAGTCTATTATACCTGTTTACGTCCTCTAATAGCAATACCCCGTCTTTGGCATACTTCTCATACATTCTAGCCACTTTTGCACGGATTTCATTAAGACTGTCACGGTATGCCCGGAGCAGTTGCTTTTCGTATGAAGCGGCTAATTTTTCAACCGCTTTGTCTGCCGCTTTAAGTCTATTCTGCATCACCATCACCTACATCGTCAAGGTCAACTCTGGCTTCCTGTTCCTCGGCCATCTTATCTTTTTCGTCCTGTACGTTGTCTACCCACGGATGGTTTGCGATTATTGTTTCGTCACTGATAACGCCTTTGCTTTGCAGGGCCATTTGCGTTAGTTCAAGTTCGTTGGTCAGCATTGACTTTGTGAACGTAACTTTCACAGTGTCTATTGCATGAGCCGGGGCTGTATATTCGCCCGATAACGCAAGGTACTCGGTTAAAAACCAGCAAAATTTCTTAATCGCAAATGCAAATTTGCGGGCCATTATGTTTGATTTTAGGTCCAAAAGGTGGAACAGGAATTTTAAAGCTATGCCCGATGGTGAGCTGCCAAACTTATCAGTCTTAATATTCACGCCCTGCCCGAACAGGAATATGTTTTCTTCCTCCCGGTCAAGGAATGTATCTATCGCCGCCACCGGAATATCTGCTTGCAATATATCCACGCCCGAACCGTCATCACCGGATACCTTCACGCTGCGGAAGAAACGTAAGTTGTCTACAAACTCTTTCATGCTCGTGCCTTCATAGCCTTTCAGCACATATATCAGTTTTTGCAGGCTGGCTAAATCATTAGCAAGGTCGGATACAACCAAATCGTATATGTCTATGATTTCACGGTAATATTGTAGGTCGCTTTCTTTTTCCTCGTTATTTTTAAACTCGATAAACGGAACCTTGCCCCATCCATAACCATTATTGCCATAATAAAAATGACTGTCGGGGTTGGGCCTATCTTCTTCCACCTCAAGCTCGAATAGTCCGTTATCCTGCTGTATATAATATGTCACTAACTGCGGTGTCCACCATTCCGCACGAATACGTTCTTTGTCGTTAACCCATACCGGGTAAAATCTTATAAATTCAACTATTTCCTCCTGGTAATCGGTATCATAAATGGGTATACACTGTTCGGCAGGTATGATAACAAACTTAAACTCACCCTCCGGGTTGATATACGGGTGCAGGTATTCCACGCCTTTGTTGCTGGCGTTCTTGCCTATTTCCTGCAGTTTATCGTCAAATTCTTCATCCAGCCAATCATTAAGCAGTCTTGCGTATTCGTCCGGGTCAGCATCAATCACCACCGGCTTACCGAGTAGGTAACTTACTTTCTGGTCCACGAGTAGTTTATGCCAGTTGTGCGGTATGCGGTGGTTGATTGCTTCATGGTCTATCTGCCTGTTCCCGTTTGCATCGTAATAGTACATTACTCTATTCTTTATATCGTTTTTATTGTGATAATACCTTGTGCCCCGCTCCATCTCTGTGGTGTCGTGTGCTTCGATAAGTTTTTTTAGTATGTATTCTGGGGCATTAGTACTCTCTGCCTGGAGTTTTAATGCTATCAGTTTATCCTCGGTAATAATCATGTAACCACCGCCTTATTTAAGGAATTCTATCTTACTGTGCTTCATATCATCTTCTAGCCCATACCTTGCAGCATCTATCGAATTGTGAACAACAAGACCACCATTAACACTAAAGTTATGGTGGTCCTGGACTTCCATGTTGTAAACATCTTGCTTGCCTATATATCTAATTGACTTTACTTTGGCGAAGTTGAGGGAGCCTTGGGTTAAGTCTATTTGAACAGGATTTAGAACAGCAATATGATTAGATATGTCCAATATTTCATCTCCTTCTTTTAAGTCACGAATGAGTTTCCAACCTTTATGGGTTAAAATAGGGTGGTAGTCTGTGGCTCTAATTACCCTGCCGTCCTCCAATTCGACTTCGTAAACGTCCAGATTATTTCCAGTCTTTTTTACATCATAGAAAAATCCAGTCGTTACTTTTTGTTTGTTCAAGTCAAAGCAGTGCACCATACCGGTTTTTCCTACTAATGCACTAATTGGAATGTCGCCATCAACAGTGTTTATAATTGTATCACCTGTTAAGCAATGATTATCTTTATCCGGAAACTGGCTCTTAATGTTGCCATTCCGGTCCATTTCAAGCGAATAGTTTATGAATTCCCGTGCTGCCAGCGGACAGCGTTCAGGGTCTATTATAATGGCCTCCAAATCCTGCAGGAACTTTATGCCGAATTCGACGGACCCAGGACCTTTCTTAGCTCCTTTTATTTTCATGCCAAAACTCCGCAATTCTGCAATGCTCTTTGGCTCGGCACTGTCGGCTATGGTCCAGGCATCGTTGTAACGTTGCGCTTTTTCCCAAAGCTGCCGGTTAAACAAGTTCAAGCCACTAATTTCAGTGAATAAGTATAACCGCCGGCGTGTTCGGTCATAATACATCCGCTCAAAGCAAAGCGGGTCCACTGCATAGCCGAAGTCAAGGCCCTGCCGGATACGGTCGAATACGGCGATTTCATTATCAGTAATAGGCCTGCACTCCACATTTGTAAATACCTCAAGGCCCGTGCCGACTTCTTCGCCCAGGTATTCATGCCGGTAAGCCGTTTCATTAACCTTCTTCAGGTGTTCTGCATCGGCCAGGAACCTCTCACCCAGCCATTCCGGTGGAACATCTAAATATGTGGAATGATGCACCCTGCGGCCGGGCTTCGGAATCTTTGCTTCCTGGTTCACCCAGGCACGTCCGGATTTGGGCGGGTTATATGAGAAGAAAACAATCCGCTTTTTATTCTCGCCCCTGAAAAGTGACTGAAGAATATTGCGGATTTCCTCCATGCCGACAAACTGGTCAAGCTCCTCGAACCAGGCGTATTTGATGTAGCCACGGCCCAGGTTGATGGATTTCATTTTAAGCGGATTATCTGCCGCCTTGAAAACTATCTTCTGCCCGGTTGGAATGTAGATTATCTGCATTGGCGCGACTTGAAACTTAAAGTAATTGCCCAGCCCCATTTTCGCGATAGTCCACTCAAACTGACCGTAGACGGTGTCTCTTAGCTCATTCTGGTATCTCCTGGTAACGACAGCGTTTGCTTCTGAGTCTTTCAGCAGGCCAAGTATAATTTGTATGCTAATGAAGGTTGACTTTGTGCTGCCGCGGCCGCCTTTACACCATACCTCATCGTGGAGCTCTGCTTTGAGTTCCCTGTGGAGTCCATAGAATGACGGAGCAATGAGCTCCGTCAGCCTAATCTTCATCATCTATATCATCTACTATCTTTATACCGATTTCTCCGCTGTGCTCTATGTCCAGCCTTTTGCGGCCCCAGCGGTCGGGATATCTGCGCTCAAGGAAATCTCTAATCGCTCGATAATCTTCCGGCATGTGTTTTTGCCACAAAGCAACCATTCTGACTTCTGCTTCATATTCCGCGCGCGTTACAGCCTCGAAAAACTCCCTAAACTTACCACTTTTTGCAGTTTCGCCTTTTTGCATCCACTTACGAAAAGTCGAATAATGAATACCTGCGTAACCGCAAGCAGCCTCATAATAGTTTCCGGCCCTGATTGCCTCTGTTAATTTCTTTATAACCTCAGGTGTTAACTTTGACGGCCTGCCCATTTTAATCACCTGCTTTCATTTTTTCGAGCTTGTGTATATATTTTAGATTCAACGCAAACTGTGCTCTGTAATCTGCATCCT